GAGAATATGAGCGGGCCAGGCTTAGATGATATGAAGAAGATTAATAAACTACTGAAGCTTCAATCATTAATGCAGTACGGTATAGCAGAGCCTCAAGACGAGGACGAAGAAAAGTATCTGTCTATGTTACAGCAACAACAGCAACAACAATCTCAACAGCCAGACCCAATGATGTTAATGGCACAGGCAGAAATGCAAAAAGGGGTTGCGGCCCAACAGGAGGCCATGGTTAAGTCTGAGAAAAATCAGATTGATATGTATAAGGCACAAACAACATTCCAAGTTAACTCAGAGAAAAATGATATTGAAGCGGCTAAAGCAGGCGTTAACATGGAAAACATTACTGTTGATACTGTTGGCAAGCAGATTGACAACGCAACTAAATTACAACAAGCACTAAGACCGCAGATACAGCAGCAGCCAGCTTAACGGTTGGCTTTTGTATTTACGCCTTATAATGCTATAATCAAGACTTAGGAGCGCAGCCTTTACTGCGAATTAATCGTCAACACTAAACGAGAGGTTTCATTAGTGGAAAATTTACAACCTGAATTACAGCAAGACAACGAGTTAGAAATTCAAACAGAACTTGAGAGTACCGTTGGCGCGGAAAATCTTGAAGCTCAAACGCCAAGTGAGCCAGAAGTTGAAGAGTATGATGAAATTGTATTGGCTGGTGAAGAGCAGGCTTCGCAAAAGTATTCGACCGAGGAAGTTTTAGTACATAAACTATCTAAGATGCGAAAAGGCAAATCAAAGGCAATAGAGCAGGTAACTGTTGTTGAGTCTGAGAATGCCAAGCTTAAAGAACAAATGTCACAAATGCGGAAAGACTTTGGTTATGAGGACGAAGTTCCTGTAACACCATCGCCGCAAGTTGCACCAGTTCAGCAAGTACAGCAGATTGATGAAAGTGTATTTACCAATCATTACGGAGCGGCGGCAAAGTTAAAGGTGAGTGATTACCAAGAGACTGAGCAAGCATTACGTGATAATTTAGGCGGTAACGTTGTTGACGCCTTAATAGTTGAAGCAAGAGATAAAAGCCCTATTGTGCTTTACCACTTGCAAAAAAACCCGGCGAAACTAGAGCAATTTAAACACGCTATGGCAACAAATGTCAGTGATGCACAGCGCATGATTTGGCAGATGAGCAATGACTTGAAAGTAAATAAAGTAAGGCGTGACCCTGTGCCTGCTCCCGAGTCTGTAATTAAAGGGCAAAGCTCTACCATAACACCAGACAAGCAACTTGATTCTATGCGCGACGAGTACGTGAAAGAAATCAATAGCGGCGGTGATGGTTTGGCATTGTTTAAGCGGATGAGAGAATTTAAACAGGCAAATAAACTGTAATTTTTGGAGTAAATAATAATGGCTAATGCATTTAGTAAAGAAGAAATTGTAGCATTTGAGAAAATCATTGAGAAGTTCGACCCGAACAACATCACGATGAAGCAAGTGTCTACCCGCAACCCTGACATGGTTCCACAAGAGCGCTCAGGATACACCGAATGGCGCCCACAACCTTACATTTCACGCACTAAATCAGGCTTGACGCTTGTAGATGCTGACTTTGTAGATATGACTCAGCTCTCTGTGCCTGTATCAATTGACCAAATTGAGAATGTGCCATGGGGTTTAACAGCAACAGACTTAAACGACCCACAACAACTTGAGCGCAAAACTCAATCAGCAGCGCAAGCATTAAACGCTACTATTGACCGTTTTGTAGCTAACTTGGTTGGTTTGCAAGGTACTGTTGTGTCAACTAGCTCAACTGCTCTAACTGGTTACGATAACCTAGCAGATGCAGAAGCGAGCTTAACTGAAATTGACGTGCCTCTTGAAATGGATCGCACAATGATTTTAAATGCTCGTGACTATAACAAAGTTGCCAGTAATCTTGCAGAGCGTCAAACATTCACATCTAAAACATTAGGCGCTTACGAGCGCTCTTATGTAGGCATGAACGCGGGCTTTGATACGTTTAAAGCATCTTTTCAGCCTCGTTTAGCAGCAGCTGCTGGCGGTGCAATTACTGTTGATGGTGCGCAAGAGTACATCCCATTGTCACAGGATGGTAACAACAAAAACGTTGATAACCGATACATGACCTTAACTGTGTCAGCTACGGCTAATGTTAAAGCGGGTGATGCGTTTAGTATCGCTGGTGTTGATGCTGTATCACTAATTAATAAAGAGGACACTGGCACAGAAAAAACGTTCCGTGTAATCTCTGTGGATTCTGGTACTACGTTAACAATCAGCCCTGCAATTATTCCCGCTAATGGCACTGCGCAATCACAAAAAGATTATGCAAACGTTACAACGGGAGCGGCCAACACTGCGGCTATCACATGGTTAAACACTCAAGACTCAACCGTTAACGCTTTCTGGGTTAACGATGCAATTGAGATCACAGGTGGTAAATTAGCACGACCTCAAGGCGGCGTTGATACACTAACGATGACAAGTGAAACGGGCGTTCAATTCCTGTTTGCTCGTCAAGGTGCAATCAATAGTTTATCCACTAAATACCGTATTACCGTGTATTTTGGTGCGACTATTCTCTGCCCTGAAATGTGCGGCATTATGCTAGGCGGTCAGTCTTAACTAAACCAGGGGCTTAACGGCCCCTTTATTTTTAGGAGTAAATTACATGGCTTGCATGTTATATCGTAACGGTGATAAGAACATTGTATTTGGTCGCCCTTGTGAGTATCGCATCTTTGATGATGAAGCGGTTGATAATGCTTTAATGAATGGCTGGTATGACCACCCAAACAGACTGCCAGATGATAATATTATCAATGGCGAGTTTGTTGCGGAGTCTGACATTATTGAAGCTGACTTTGAAGAGATTGACACAAACAACAGCGGCAAATTATCTAACAAAGAGGTTAGAGCGGCAGCAGAAAAAGCAGGCATTGAAAGCTTCGACAAAAAGATGATTAAAACTTTAAAGAAAGAGTTAGGGGTCTAGCATGAACAAAGGCGAATACATACAGGCGGCATATCAACAGATACAGGTTTCTGGTATTACGTCTAAGCCAACACCAGCAGAAGAACAAACGGGCCTTAATAGGCTTAACGGCTTACTGCTTGATTGGGAAAATAAAGGGCTTCTATTGGGCTGGAATGTTGGGACTGGTGATACAAGCGACGATAGCGGATTGCCTGATTGGGCTTATGAAGCTGTTATAACCAACCTAGCGTTAAAAATACTACCCTTGTACGGAAAGGTCGCAACTAAAGACCAGCGTGACGAGGCTGGCGATAGTTATCAATCAATCACACTCAATTGCATTAACAACATGGAATACCCTGACACTATGCCAGTGGGCGCAGGCAATCAGCGTTACGGCTATAGTTCAAGACGATTCTTTGTTGAATCAAACCCAACTACCGACACGCAATGCACAACAGATAAAGGTATAAACCTATGAGTAATAATTGTTCTAACTATTCAATTGATACAGAATGGTTTAGCGGAAACACAATCTTTGTTCAATCAGCTAACGCAGCAGGACGCACGAGAGTTGTGACCACGTCTGCATTTGTAACATGGCTAAACACAAATAATATAGTTGTCGCAGATATTGCGGCGGGCAACGCAACGGGTGAGCTCTTAATCACTATGAGTGATGGAACTCAAAAAACTATTTCAGTACCAGCGTGAGGATATAACAAATGAAATTTTCATCAGAAGTCAGTGCACTGCACGACATATCTTCTAGCAAGCACTTCATGAGAGTAAGTTGCGGTAAAGAAGAAGGTTACATTTCGGTATTTAAATTCGGGTCTAATCCTGATGTTGATACATCGACAGAGGAAGATATATGGTCTGTCGGAGGTGACTTGCTATACCTATCAACTGCCGAGTTAATTAGCGTAGCATCTACCGAGGGCGCTGATACCATGAAAGTAACAATCACAGGTGTAGATCAAGACTACAAGCTTGTTTCTGACACTATAACTTTAAACGGAGCTACGCCAGTGGTGAGTGCTGTGGAGTTTCTGCGAGTTTGGAGGGCTGAGATTGCAGACGATGCAGTTATTGGGAATATAGGTGTTATAACCGGCACTGCCGACACAGCCTTAACAGCTCAGTTTCAAATGGAAATAGGAGTTGGTCAAACAGAAATGAGCCACTTTACTGTTCCTGTCGGATACACTGGCTTTGTATATTCTATATTCGCGTCAACCTCACCAAACGACTCAGCGGTAATTAAAACAAAGACAGCAACGTCCGGCGGTGCATTTAAAACAAACGCCACTGTTGAGGTAGCTGGAAGCTTTACGGCTAGGTACTTTTCGGAATATCCAATAGCTTTAACAGAGAAAACAGATATTAAGTTTACAGCTCAAGCTCTGACGCAAAACACAAGGGTAACGGCTAGTTACAGGGTTGTTCTTGTTAAAAACTCAATTCTCGACGAGTAACACCTTATCGTCGGTTTTTTAATGCGCTCTTTAAAGTGCTATAATCTATATTTTTAGAGGGCGTATTAATGACAGCTTTACCGGTAGAAATATTCCAAGGGCAAACGTCTGATACAGAGTCAGACTATCGTGACACACTGCCCGTTAACATGTATCAAATACCTAAACCAGTAGGAAATGCAAAAGGATACCTTAGATCTCAATGGGGGCTTGATCAACTTGCTGATGGCGTAGGCACTGACCAAGGCGGCATGTGGTCAAGTGTGTTTAATAATCACTTTCGCGTTAGTGGAGGTCATTTAATAACTGTAAGCGAAACCGGCGTTGTTGATGACCTTGGATCTATCGGATACGATGGGCAATGCACGCTCAACCAAACCGAACGAAACATAGCGATAACTACAGATAGCGCTTGTTGGCTTTACAACCCAACAGACGGACGCAGGAGAATATCAGACTTTGACCTTGGCGCCGTGTTTGATACCGTTTATATTAATCAACGCCTAATACATACTGATGGTGAATTTATAATCGTATCCGACCCAGGACAGGATGAGGTATACAACGCACTTAAATACGGAACAGCAGAGATTGACCCTGATGGCATTGTTGGGTTAGCTAACATTTCTAACAGGTTGCTGGCGCTTGGTGGTAACACTATCGAATGGTTTGCAGACGCGCCAGTCACAGGTGACTCATTCCCATACGTTAGAATTGAGTCGCAACTAATAGAGTCCGGATGCTCAGGCACTCACGCAAAAGTAATGATGAACGATTCAAGAGGATTTAAAACTGTTTACATGATCGGCGGGGGCAAAAATGACCCGGTTGCAGTTCGCTCAATTGGCGCAGGCAACGCACCTAAGATATCCACAAAAGAGATTGACCAAATACTACAAAGCTATAGCGCTGATGACTTAGCTATCGCCGTGGTTGAAAATAGAACAATAGAAGCAAGCAACTTTGTAATCATCCACCTTCCTAATCACACGCTAATGATTGACCTTGCGGCGTCTGAGCAGTTCGGCTCGCCAATGTGGACAATCCAAAAATCAGCAATCATAGGATTTAACCCTTCAAGATGGATTAATGGAGTGTTCGACCCACGCACAGGCGCTTTTGTTTACGGGGA